AGGTGGGGTCGATGTTGGGTTACGTCGACCGCATCGTGTTCCCGAGTGAATCTCTACGTGAGCGCTACGAGCGAAATGTGAGTTGTCATCGAATTGACGGGGCAAAACTTCAGACAGTGTTGATCCCACACGGTGTACCGAGCTACCCGTTTGCTGATACATACCGCCCAACGGGTAGGGTTAGGGTGGCGTGGGTTGGTGGAGTGTTGCCCGAGAAGGGGTGGAACGCGTTCGCTGATGCCGCCCGAGCACTCAAATACGATAACCGGTTCGAATTCTCTGTGCTCGGTGAGTGGGTGGAGTTTGCGGATCGTAGCAAGCTTGAACACGTGAGGTTCCACGGACGGTATTCGCCCGAGGAGTTGCCACAGCTGCTGCAGAACGTTGACGTGGCTGTGCCTGCAGTGGCCAGAAAGGAGGCGTACGGAATGGTGGTGGACGAGTGCTTGGCGGCAATGTGTCCAGTGCTGGTGGCTAAAGTGCCAACGATGCAGGAACGGGTATCCGGGGGAGTCGGATGGTACGATTGGGACAACTCCGGGTCGCTGGTGTGTGCACTGGGGGAATTCATAACACAGGCTCGGGATCGAACATTGCGACTCAGTGCGGGACATTCTGCAATGAACGAGTGTGCACTGAACTATCGACTGCTGTATGAAGAACTTACGGCAACAGTTGAGGCACCATGAACACGCGCCCCCTGCTACTCGCCCTGCGTCGAGGTCTCATTCACGTGCTCGGTGCAATTGACACCGCAACAGCAGAGCCAGAGAAGCTCCCCGACGAGGACGAGCTATTGGAGCGCGCTAAGCGTCAAAACCGTGCAGGACGTCGCGCATCTAGAACCCCTTGGTACCACCACAGGCCGGGCGAAGTGAAGGTGCCCGATTCGCTCAAGTACTATGAGGCAGTCCACGGAACCAAGGCCACAATCGAGATGCTCAAGCGGCAGGAGCGCAAGCTGGATAATGAGTGATACCAGATGGTTACGCGGATGGTTCAAAAAGAGCTGGTGTCGCGGCAGTTGGGCGTGGATACTTGAGTTATGCGGTTCCTGGCGTTTGCACTGTGTTTGGTGGCTTGCTCGAGCACTTCGACCACGAATATTATCGTGGACGGTGGCGAGGTGAACGCGGAAGTTGTCCAGTCCAGTGTCGCTACGGGTGGCGACTCTGCCTCGTCCACGGGTGGAGCGGCAACCGGTGGCGCACTTGCAACTGGTGGAATGAAGGCGACGGGAGGCGCGCTCGCGACTGGTGGGCGCGTCGCTGCAACGGGAGGCACCAATGCAACCGGCGGATCGTCGGTAGCGACTGCAATTTGCGTGGTGACCTCCACGTCCACCACGTACAGCGCCAATTACATTGGACCAAAGCCATCGTGTCCCCAGCTCGGTGAGCTGTACTGCCCTTGCATCTTCAACTCATCCAGTCAGGTGACGTCGTGCACTTCCGGTCTGTACTGCGATGCCTGCAACATGTGTGAGCCGAAAACATGAACGCCGCACTTATAGCTTCGTGGCTGATACTCTCGACATGCTTCCAGGCTGACGTGAAGGCTTACTGCTGCCCGTCGGCGTGCGCAGCCAAGAAGTCGTCGCACTGGTACCAGGCAGACGGTGTGCTACGCGGGTGTATGAGGGGGCTTGGGTGTGGTGGTAGCGATTCAGCGTCAGTTTTCATGCTGTGCGGGTGTTGAAGATGGGTAAGAGGCCACAGTCAGCGATCATCAAACGACTCACTAAGGCGTTTGGAAACCCGTCTACCCCTATTGGAATTCCAGTTTTCGTTGCCGATCGACTGGTGAAAATGTGGTGTATTCCGGAATGTGACGCGGATCTTTGGTACAGAGGATCTAACGACTCTCTGGAGAACCGGGAATGCTCTGTGCAGCTCGGGTGCGGTGGTCGCTGCTTTTTGCGAGAGGGGCACGACGGGCCATGCGTGTGTGTTGGTGATTCTACGGGACCCGGTACTTGCCACGGAGACACAGACGGACCTCCCGGATCGCTGCAATGTCACGGTCGATTGCGCGAGTCGAAACCTACCGAGCCCCGGAACTGTCCCTAGTGGAGGCCGGGGCTCTGTCAATTTCACCTACGCCACTTACCAGCGGCCAAGTAGAAGCTCACTCCACGCCGCATGCCCTTGCCTTCAAGTTGCGACTTGAACCACCGCCAGAACTCCACGACGCACGAGTAACAGACCAGTGTGCGCGGTCCGTAGTAGCACCCGGTAGCAGGATGAGCAGCGCCACCACAGAACGCGCAAGTCGTCACGGGTCTACGCTCGAGACTGCGCTTGTTCGCATTTGGTTCAGGTGATCCCTGAGTATGAACACAAGCATGCGCACCTGGTCGGCCTCGGTTTCCCTTCCAACCTCTCGCAGTTCGCCAGCTCGCTGAAAGATGATTTCTTCGACGTCGTTGAGTGATATTAGGCTGGCGTTGTGCTGTTCAAGTTTTCGTTTGGCTGAAGTCGCTCTCCAGGTCTTCCGCCGGTCAGCTCGGTTTGATGCCGTAGTTTCCGCTGGTTCGAGTGCCCTACCTGGTGGGTAATCGCGGTTCACGATTTGCTCCCGGGTACGCTGGAGACTGCCATTGACTCGGGACGCGGCACGGATGGGCCTAGTTCGTTGATGGCGTTCCGAATGCGGAACTCGGTAACTGATCGCATGCGGCGCCCGGCGTAGAAGTTGCGCACACTGTCTTCCCCACATGCTGCTTTGGCGGCTATCGTTCGCACTGCTTGGGCATCGGCTGTTTTGGGCATAAGTACTTCCTTACTACTTGTAGAGTTCTTGGGTTGATGTTCGCTAGATGTTCTGGAGTACTCCGGATGATCTGGAGGTAGTGTCCCGGAAGTCATTGAAGCGCGCAACCGAATTGAGCCATTGCTTGACCCGTGAGCATTGTTTCACGTGCAGCACAACTCATCGGCAAGACGATCTACGAAGGCTTCGTAACGCCCCCCGGTTTTGGAGTTGATACAAGCGTCGTCGAAACGATTCGAAAGCTTTTTGGCGGCAATTTACAGACACTTTCGGGCACGCGGCTCGAGTGGATGTTGGAAGATGTGGACATCGCCTCGCAGGCTGCCGACTGGGGCGACCTGTCGATGGTGTCGCACCTTTGCCGTGCGATGCGCCGGGACTCGGTGATCTCGGGACTGCAGACGACGAAGAACGGCGGAATGATGCGCTTGCCCAAAGTCTGGTCAGGCTCGCAACGGGTGCAGGAAGAGCTGCAGCGTGCAGACGGCGCGTTTACCGTGTTCGACCTGCTCTGCCCCCCCCAGGAACTTCGCCAGGGCGCGGACGATGCCGACTTTCTGAACGTCGCACTGTGGGAGCTCGTGCCCGTTCAGGGCCGACCCTACCCCGTACTCGAGCGGAAAGACCCAAAGGACCTGTTCTATCTCTGGCCTTTCAATTGCTGGATTTTGCGCACTGCTGCCGGAATTGTGCCGATTGAACCAGGTAACGGGCGGTGGGCGTTACATCTGACGGGGCCTCGTGTGGCCCCGTGGCAGTACGGCAAATGGCACCCTGCTGGTCGATGTTGGGTTCGCAAGGACTCGAATCAGGCGCTCAAGGATAATTGGTCTTATCACCTGGCTAACGCTGCACGCGTTGCGGTCAGTCCGCAGGGTGCCAGCGAGAAGATGACCAACGGCTTCTTTCAGCAAGTGGCCTCGTGGGGAATCAACACCGTATTCGGCGTCAAACCAGGGTGGGACGTCAAGCTGGTCGAGTCCAACGGTCGCGGCTGGGAAGGCTTCGATAGCTCGATAAAAGAGTGCAACGAGGCGTTCATGATTCAGTTCGCGGGGCAACTCGTGAGCGTCACTGGTGGCACCGGGTTCTCGAGCGAGGATCTTTACGCCTCGGTACGTTACGACCTGATCGAAGACAGTGCGGTCCCGCTAGCGCACACAATTTCTACGCAGGTGCTCCCCTGGTTTACGGCGTGGATGTTCCCCGACGAGATCGAAGACTCGCCCGGGTTCCGCTACGACGTTCGGCGCCCGACTGACCTCAGTGCCGAGGCTTCGATCTACACAGCGCTCGGGTCCGGACTCGAGTCAATGCTGCGCGTTGCCGCTGTCATGGGCATCAAGTTCCCGGTGGGCGAGATCTTCCGCAAGTTCGGAATTTCGTCCGAGCCCGCCACGCCAGAGGAATCCCGCAAGATTCTCGAGGCCATCGAGAAGATCGGCAAGTCGGCGAAGTCGAACGACAACGATGGCCAGAAGTCGCAAGAGGCTAAGGCCATTCTGTACACGCTCGGCAAGGCGCTGGCTGAGGGGAAGGTGGCGGCGTGAAGTTTATTCGCAAGGGCGCCGTCGCAATCGAGCCTCGTGCGTCTGGCGCTTACGGCATCGACTACGCGTTCACCGACGAGCCACAGCAAGAGGCGGAGCTGTTTACGGATGACGTAGCGTACGTTGCGATTCGTGGCCCGCTGTCACATCACGATGAGTGGTGGTTTGAGTCTTACGACCAGATCACTGTCCGAATGCGTGAGGCGTTCGCGAGCTCGGCGAAGGTTGTGTTTGTTTCCGGTGACACGCCTGGCGGCGACGTGTCCGGTTGCTTCGACACCGCGCGCGAACTTCGACGGCTTGCTGATGAGAGTGGCAAGCTATTCGTCTGGTACGTCGACGGTCAGACGTGCTCGGCGGGTCTCGCTCTAGCGGTGGCTGCCGATATCATCGTTGTGCCCGAAGAGGGTCGCTTCGGTTCGATCGGTGTGATTGCTGAAGTTCACTCGGTAAAGAAGATGCTCGACGCTATGGGCGAGGATGTTCGCCTCATTACGTCTGGTTTGCGCAAAGCTGACGGCCATCCGTGCAACGAGATCAGTGACGAGACCGAGGCGGCCATACAAGCCTCCGTTGACTACGAGTCAGAGATATTCTTTCAGTGGGTTTCGGAACGGCGCGGCATTGACGTCGAAACCATTCGCAGCTGGCAGGCTGGCATTTTCCACGGGCAACAGGCTGTGGATATTGGCCTCGCTGACGAAGTAGCCGGTGAATCTGCAGCGCTTGCCATGGTGGCGGGAGCTGAACTAACCGAAGCGCCAACAGGCGCGGAAAGTGACGCAGACATGAAGCCAAAGACATTGGCAGCGTCCGCGCGAGCGGCGCTAGGTTTGCCAGCTCCACAAGCGAGCGTGATTAGTCGGGCCGACGATGGCGGCGACTTTGACGCCGTGAAAAAGGGGCTCGCGAAAATTGCATCAGGGAGTGACGCGAAGAAAGCTGCGCGCGCTGCTGGCATGCTCAAAAAGATGGCTGAGGACGACTCGGCCGAGGGCGACGACGAGCCCAAAGACGAGCCTAAGGACGAACCAAAGGACAAGCCTAAGGAAGAGCCCGACGGTGACGAGGGTGAAGACGAAGGCGGCGACGATGCTTCAGCGGCTGAGACCGACGACGACGCTTCGAGCTCTGCCGAGTCCGACGAGGACGCGAAGAAGTGCGAAACCGATGCGAAGAAGGCGGAAGCTGAAGCCGGTGACGAGGATGCAAAGGCCCTCGCTGCTGTCACAAGCGGCGCCAAGGACGCGGCGAAAACTGCCAAGACGCACATGTTGCACGCGCGATCTCTTCGTGCGAGCGCGGCTCGGCTTCGTCGCGAGGCGACGTCGTATCGCCGGCTAGCTGCGCAGAACGCTGTCATCGTGCAGCAAGCGCAAGCCATCGATACGCTGTCCAGGCGAGTTGCAAAGCTCGGCACACCGAACCCCAGCGTTGCGGCAATCGGTGCAACCGGCACTCGCGGCCGTACCGAAGGCACCGGCGCAAAGGTGATTGACATCAATCCGGGCGCTGAAACTCCTGACTTGTCTATCTTCAGCGAGTCCGAGCTGAAATCCCTAAATCTTGGAAACAAGAGCACGGGCCTTATCGATATCGGCGGTGGCAAGAAGGAACTTGGTTTGCTCTCTCCAGAGCAAGCTAACGCGATTGTCAACGCAACCGAGGCGCGCGTCGCTTCACTGCGCGGGGGCAAGCAATGAGCACCGCGAGAACGCGAGACCGTTCGACGATCTACACGATGACGCTAGCCTTGGCGACCGGTGCGGTTGGTGGCCAAAATCAAGCCGTCGCCAATATCCGAGGCACGTACACTGCTGGCCCTGCAAGCGGCGCGACCAATGAGTTCGTCATTGGTGCTGCATGCGAGGACTACAGCCAGACCGCTGGTGATACGACTGTGCAAGCGCAGCTGTATCGACCTGTCGAGCTAGAGTGGTTCGCCAATGACGGGAACATCGCCATTGCAACGGACTTTCTTGCAAAGTGTTACCTCGTTGACGGCGACACTGTGAGCAAAACCAAGACGAGCGGCGGAATCAACCGCGCATTCGCCGGGGTAATCTGGGCCGTTGATTCGACCCGTGGCGTAGGCGTCCGAGTGACTGCAGTCGAGTCTGCGGACTTGATGAGCTGAAAGGGATCGGGCAATGCTAGAGCAGATCACAATCAACAAGATTCGAACCGCCTGCCACTTCAAGCGGATCAACACGTACGCGAAGATTGCACGCAATCTCAACTATCAACGTTTCGTCAAGGTGCTTGAGAGCGACACTTTGGAGGAGCACTTCTTCCACCTGCTTGAGGCGCAGAAGCTGCGAGATTGGGGCCCCGATGGCGGCGGCGTCGATCTGAGTGACCTTGTGTTGGCTGAAAGTATCTTCGTCAACCACTTTCACAAGTGGGGAATTGAGATTTCTGAAGGCAAATTCAAGGATACGCAGTCGGGAGGAAACGTCATTCAGGGGATCAACCTGATGAGTGAGGCAGTCTCACAGGCAACGGCAAAAGTTGCTCGTTTACCCCAAGAATTGGCAGTCGGCGCACTTCGTCAAGGTACAACGTTGGTACTCAACACCACCAACGGTAACTCGTACCCACTGAAGTGCTTTGACGGTCAAGCCCTGTTCAGCACGGCGCATCCGTACAACTACAAAAACACGGGGCTCGGTACCTACTCGAATTACCACAAGGGGAAGGCATCTACGACGGATTGTGGGTTCCTGCCTCTCGGTGGACCATTCGCGAAGGACGGTAACGGGATCTGGCAATACAGCGCTAGTGCTGATGTGTCGATTGAAGACGGTTGGAATAACCTTTGGCTCGCCATCGCCCAAAAGGCAACGATGGTTATGGCCGACGGGGAAACCCCTCGCTACATGGATCCGACAACGATTGTTGCTAGCAAGCGATTGCAGAAGCAAATCGACCGAATCCTTGACGCTAAGGTGATTGCTGCTCATGCGGGTAGCGGTTCAACCGGCGGCGGCTCGATGGACATTGAAGGGTCAATCAAGCGTCTTGGCTTCAAGGGTCCCGTGATTCTTCAAGAGCTCGACTCCGCAAAGGACCTCGCCACCTATACGGGTGGGACAGTAGCGATTGAGCCGTGGGACTGGTACCTCGAGTGCGAGGGCGACAACGCAGAGTCAGAGCTGGGCGCAATCAACATCGGCATGCGTGAGCCATGGCAGGTCCAGATCTACGGCGATGCAACCGGCAGTGGTTCGCCGCAATACGAGCTCGCGAGGAAAGATGCCGTGGCTGCTGTTGGGCAGACTCGAATCTTTGTCGGCGTTGGTGAACCGTCGTTTATCGACAAGTTCGAAGCGCCGCGCGCAACGGTAACCTGAGCAGCCAATCTGAACAGCCAATGTCATCGAACTACCTCGACACCGACCAGACAGCGCTGAGTTACTTCAGTGCTTTCAACCCGCAAAACGCGGCGGAGCTAGACGCGAAGTGGCCCGGAAAGCTACAAGCCTTGTGCTCTGCTGCTAGCGGGTGGGTCGATTCGAGGATTGGTAAACGCTACGTGCGACCGGTACCGAATCCCCCGGACATTATCCGAAAGCTGACGGCGTGGCTCGTGGAGCCCGAAGCGTTTATGGCCCTGGGGATTCGGCCATCGGACGAGCAGTGGACCCTAGTAGAAAAGCATTTCGAGTTCGTTCACGAGCAACTCAAGGAGATCGCCGACGCAAAAGACGGTCTCTACGATCTACCACTGAGTGCGAACGATGACTCAAGCGGCATCGTTGCACCGGTAACGCTTGGTTACTCCGAGCAGAGTCCTTATACATCGCGGCACAAGCAGTACGATGCAGTCGCGGGGAATCGTCGCTATGGCTGACAACTCCGCCGCATTCGCCGCGCTCGACGCGGAGCTCGAACTTCTCGAAAAGGTTCAGACGATCAACGAGGATTGCTCGCGTGACGTCGCTGAGGGTTTTCAGCAAAAGGTCGAAGAGAACGTTGCGAATCAGGTCGATCCCTACGGGCACGCATGGCCCCCTGGTAAGGATGGGCGCCCCGTTCTGATCAATGCGGCCAGTCACGTGACGAACGTTGCAAAGGGCACGACGATCGAAACCTCGTTGAACAATGCCGTGGACGTTCGCCACCATGTTGGCAGTGCTCGCGGTTACCGAGGCGGCTCGGCAAAGCTCGGCGGTTTCCGTCGTTCAATCATTCCATTTTCGAAACTCCCAGGCCCGTTCAAGGGCGTCATCCGTGAGCGTCTGCAAAAGCGATTCAACGAGATCAAGGGGGGCAAGTGACCACTTTTGCTCTCGAGGGTCTGTTCGACGAGATTCGACGGCTCACGTACACGGACTGGCTCGGCGCGTTCACGGGCGTGCTCAGTACTGCAGCTCGTGACGCACTGCCGAAAGTCGCCGGCATGTGTGTGGTGGTTCTGACAGACAACAACCTCGACACGTGTTGGCAGCTCGGTACCGACCTGGTTACGTGGGCTCCAGTCAAGTTTCCGGTTACCGTCGTGTGGGGACGACTCGAGCCGCAGAAAGCAACCAACGTTGGCACTCACGGACGCATTGCGTTGGTGCCGAATGCTGCAGACGGTTCCGTCGGTGCGTTCGAGGATGCCGAGCAGCCTGGACGTTATCCGAGGCCGCTGTTCAGTCAGCCCCGCAAATTTCAGTGGTTCGTTTACGGGCGGGACGAAACGCGCATTAGTAGCGCTCGCGCTAACGATCACATCGTTGAGTCGCTGATGCACGAACTGGCGCGCAACGTGTATCTGGCCTGTCACCACTACGGCGACGACCAGGTCACCTCACCCGTAGAACTCGGTGAGCCAAAGGTGCTCAAGCCCTCGCAGCAGCTACCGAACGGCGTCGAGTACCAAATCCCCGCAACTGTTCAATCCGCAATCGTCGATCAGTTCGATGATTTGGCGGAGTTCGTTCAGGTTCATCCGACCGCGAGAGTCACGGTCAACGATACGAACCCTTTCACAGTGGAGGCTGATACATGATTCCGTCGGTCAATGTGTTCCGTCGAAACGGGCTGTCGATACAGGCATTGCCCGGCAAGCAGCTGATGATCATCGGTCCAGCCGATGCAGGACCAATTGCAACTCCCATCGCTAAGACTCGCGGCAGTGACGTGATATCGACGTTCGCAAGCGGTCCTCTTGTTGAGGCCGCTTGCTACGCGATCAAGAATTACCGGCTGCAGGTCGTGTGCGTCCGAGTGGACTCGTCGAGCGAGTCAGCATTCTCTGACGTCACTCGGACGACAGGGCACGGCAGCAGTGTTGTGACCGTGCATACGGGCAGCACCACGAGCCAGAACGCGGAGGTGATCGTGATGATCGTCTCGGGTGGCACGGTCGCCACGGCGGGGATCACCTACCGAATATCTACAGACGGCGGTGACAACTATGGCGCGCTCACTCCGCTGGGCACAGCGAACTCGATCGTGGTTCCTTTGGGCGATACCGAGAACCTGACCCTATCCCTTGCCGCTGGCACTCTCGCTGCGAGCGAGATCATTAGCCTGTTTGCCAACGTTGTTGCGGCTGGCAGCTTCGGCACGCTGGACACGAGTCAGTACCCGGGCTCGACCTGCACGGCGGTTGCGACCGTTGACGCTACAACCTACCCGGACGGCGACTATCAAGCGCGGTGGCGCTGTGTGGACGGTGGCACACTTGGCACGGCTGGCATCACCTATCAGACGTCGACCGACGATGGTCGAACCTGGTCACAGGTGACGGACTTGGGCACGGCGCACGAGATCACGTTCCCCGATTCTGGTGGGGCCTCGGTTACGCTTGGCAGTGCGGGACAGACCGTCGCTCCCGGTGCCGAGTTGGCAGTGCTGCTCAATGCTCCCATGTTCACGGCGGAGTCAATCACAGCGGCTCTCGATGCGGCGTTCCGTTACTCGGGCGCTTGGGAGTGGGCTGCAGTGTGCGGCGTAGTTACCGCGAGCCTGGCGCAGATCATCGACAGTGCGTTCGTGCAAGCGTTCCTTACCGGCAAAGAGCGCGGCTGGATGGGCGGCTGGCGCATGCAGGGCCGCTCGATTGTCGGCGGTCCCACGGTGTCCGTTGCCGAGTCTGACGCGGACTACCAAGCAGCATTCAAGACCGAGTGGAACTCGATTGCGCTCGAGTTCGGGTCAATCTGGGGCTTCGACTGCAAGGTACTCTCGGCGGTCAGTGGTCGCACGTACAAGTGGAGCCCGGTGGTTGTGGTGGCGCCTCGAGAGGCGAGCGTCAATCCGCAAACGGATATCGCGCAAGTCACGCTCGGGCCACTTCCAGGAGTCACGCTCGAGGACGACAACGGCAACACAGATTGCCACGACGAGCAGCACGATCCGGGGCTCGATGATTTGCGCGCCGGTGTTCTGCGCACGCACGAGAACGAGACGGGCGTCTATGTCAACAACCCGCGCATGTTCACGGCTTACGGTGGCGGATCGAGTGGCGTGACGATGATGCCGCATCTTGAGGTGGGCAATCTACTCGCTCGCTCGCTGCGGACGTACTTCCGACGGCGCCTTAGCGCTGACTTCTTTGCGAATTCAGCCACGGGCAAGATGCGGGACTCGGACCGTAACGCGCTCGAGAAGGGCGCGAATAAAGCAGCGAACGGGGCGATCATGAGCCCGGGTTACGCGAGTGACCAACTCACAACAATCTCGCCCGACGACAACCTCACGTCGATCGATCCGGTGACTGGCACGGCTCCGCCTCTGACGGTCGAGGCCGAGTTCGTCACGAAGATCTACGTGAAGACGATCAACCTCACAGTTGCGATGGTCTCGCAGATTGGTGCGCCAAATGGATAAGCAGCGGTTCAATTCGAACCTAGTTAGTTGGGGTTCGATCATCTTCATTATCGAGATCAATCCGGAGTTTGGCGGCGGTGGCCAACGGATGTTCGGTTTCAACAACTTCCAGACCGGCGACGAGCAGCGCGAACGGGAGCTGATTTACGGTCAGAACCGTGCACAAGCGCCTATGGGGTATTCGGCGGGCGAGTACAATCCCGGTGAGCCCAAGGTGCGGTTTCTGCAACACGCTGCATCGGCTGGCGTGAATGCCGGTTTCGACTCACTCATCACGATGCTAGGGCGCGCTGCTCCGGACAAGCGCAGCTACGGCAATGTCACCATGTATTGGACGGTCCAAGTGGTCGAGGGACCCTTGCAAGCGTTCTACGAGTGGGAAGACGTTACCGTCAAAGGGCCATCTGGACAGTGGGAACGCGGTCCAGCTGGGCTTTACGAAGAGATCGGCTTCCAGTGCCTTCGCAAGAAGGTGAACGGATTTACCCTCTACGACTCGAGCGAAGAGGGCGGCTGACAGAAGCGTGTGTGAACAAAGGAGACCCCGATGAACAAGCAAGAGCAACTGGCAGAGATTAGGCAGAAGCGGAAGAACAAGGTCGAGGCATACGACGCGGCCGTGAAGGAAACGCGCATCGACAGCGAGATCAAGCTGGGCGAGATCGAGGAGAGCACGGGCAAGACGCTCGGTATCAACCTCGCAGTTGTGTTCCTTCCTGACGGGCGTTTCATCGCAGTGAAGAAGGCGCCGGCAGTCGTGTACAACAAGATCTCGACCGCAACGTCGAATCGAAACTTGACCGAAGAGCTACAGTCTGAATTCAGCGCGGTGGCGGTTGAGTACCCGACTGCGGTTGAAGCTGAGAAGATGTATCTGGACTTCCCCAACGCTCGCGACGCTGTGATCAACGCAGCGAGTTTGCTCGTTGCAGTTGACCAGTCAAACCTGTTGGGAAAATAGCGGAGGCTCGTCAGGACGCGTTTGAGAACCCAGCGGTAGCAGCCGAATACCTGCTCGAATTCTTCGGCATCGAGCCGTCGTTAGAAGATGAGCGTTGGGTTCGGCAACAGGTCGGAGCTCTAATCGTGGCAGACGCAATCCAATCACTGCATAAAGTCGCTGAAGGCATGCAAGGCCTAGCGTCTGCTGTGGGGGGCCTGCATGGCTGACGAGAACCGCGCAGTATTCGTTACGGAGTTGAAAGCCGAGGGCGTTCCTGAAACGCAGGCTCAGGCTAAGACCATTGAGAAGCTGCGCGGTGAACTCGACAAGGAATTCCTCTCGCTCAACAAGATGCAGCTGGCCTACAAGGGCCTGAAGACTGCCGGGCTGCAGACGACCAAGATGGGGGTCGATCTGAAGAATCGCATGCTCGAAGAGAGGAAAGTAATTGGTCAGAAGACAGTTGCTTTGCTCGGTATGAAGGGGGGACTTGGCATTGCAACCGAAGCGATGAAGAAAACCACGGCGGCCGCGAAAGGCGCGTCGTCGGGGCTCTCGGCACTTGCAGCTGGTGCTTCGATTGCTGGTGGTCCCGTCTCTGGGCTGACATCGAAGACGCAAACACTTGTCGGCACTCTCGGTAGGGCTGGACTTATCGGCGTGACACTGGCCGCTGTTGCTGCTTTGGTCGTGTTCGACTTGGCGGTTGCGAAGAGTGTTATCGGACTCGCCAAGATGGCTGTCTCATCGGCGGACGCGTACCGCTCTGAACGGCTCTCGATCGAGGGCATGACCAAAGTGTGGCGCGGGTTCTTCGGCATCATGCAGCGCGCGCCGGGTAACGCTGCGCAGATGCAGACCGCGATCGACGATGTTTCGAATGCGGTGCCAATCACGCGCGATCGTGTCGTCGCACTCAATGCCGAGCTTTATCGATTCGGACTGCGTGGCAACGCGCTCAAGCAATCGCTAGAGGCCGTGGCACTAGGCGAGGCCGCTGCGGGTGACGAGGGACGGCAGATGGGCATCAACATGGTAGCGGGCGCTGCCATGTTCGGGCGCAGTGTGACGGGTGCCGCGGCGATCATGAAGTCCAAGTTCGGACCGATTGTGCAGCAGCAAATGTTGGCGCTGCCTGTGCAGATCGCCAAAGCCCGTTATGGGTTCACGCAGCTATTCACGGGTCTGAAGGTTGAGCCGCTGCTGCGCGGACTGCACAACGTGCTCGGGCTGTTCAGCAAGGGCACCGAGACATCGAAGGCGTGGCGCGCAATCTTTGGCACGTTCTTCGACCCGCTGTCGTCCAGTGCTGAAAAGGGATCGCTAACGGTAAAGCGGTTTCTGCAGGGCGTGACCATCGTAGCCCTCGAGGCGGCGATCAAGTTCAAGACACTCAAGGGTGTACTGTCATTCAAGAACCTTGGACTCGGGGACGCTGGACAGCTGCTCGAGACGGCTATCAACGGTGTAGCAAGCCTCGCGGTGGGAATTCTTCGCGCTGGCCAGGCCACGCTAGTGCTTGCTGACGGTCTTACGACTGTGATTCGTTTTGCACAGGTCGCTGGCAAGTTGATGCAGGCGGTCACGTTCCACGGCGGGATCGGTAATCAGGACAAGGCTTGGCAAGCCGCGGATGATGCAGCGGACGCAGCCTATAAGCAGCTCGTACATGGTAGCGACACCATGGGCGTTGGATTCAACATGATCCAGGGGCTCATTGACGGAATCGAAAAAGGAAAGCCAGCGCTAATCGAAGCTGCCCGTGCTGCCCAACGTGCCGCCAATGATGCAGCGAAGAAAGAGCAAGAGAGTCATTCCCCTTCGAAGAAATGGGAACGTCTCGGGCTCAACTTAACTGCGGGTCAGGGGATCGGCATGAAAAAGGGTCAACCGGAGCTCGTGCGGACGACTCGCGACATTCAGCGCGCTACGTTCGATGCTGGCGGTGCTGCTGGCTTCGGCGCTCGTGGTGCCGCGTTTGGAGGTGGGGGACGCGCGTCATCCGGTGGCGGTCAAGCGCATCCGACGATCGGTCAGCTGCACCTGCACGGATTGAGCAAGTCGGATAAGGTGACGCTGTCGATCGGTGAACTTACTGATCTGATTGCGCAAGCACTCGAGGGTCTCACGATTCAGCAGGGAGCAGCGGCATGAGCTGGGACCCTATCCGCAACCCGGTCAACAAGTTCAAGCTGGCCAACAATTGGAGCCCGGGCGTGTGTGTCGGACCGGTGGGCGCCTCTATCGCTCGCGCAATTGATGAGCGTCGCGGGTACGGAATCGACTTTGCGTTCGTGGTGTTTTTTGGTCGCAAGCTGGCTCACTTCAAGACGAACTTGATTCTTGCCAGCGTTCAGGACTGGGAAGATTGGCAGACGTGGCGAGTCTTGATCAACACGGTACCGCGTCGTGGTGCGGTCAATAGTGCATCGAGCACCAATTACGATCCGGCGCTGGCGATGACCATTTGGCACCCGCAATTGGTGCCGCTCGGCATTACGTCGTGCATGGTGGAGAACGAACCCCAAGAGGAGCCGGCGGGTACCAAGGGCGTTTACATCGTGCCCATCGAGTTCGTGCAGATAGTGACTAAGCCTCGTGCGGCGTCTGCGAAGCTTGAGGCCTCGCAAGATAGCCCGCTCGACCCGCTCGACAAGCGCATCAAGGATTTGACCGATCAGTTACTTGACCCGGGCCAGGTCGGAAAACTCGCACCCAGCGCACCGGGGGCTCCGCGATGACTGACTTCTTCGTTTCGATCGGTGAGAAGCACTGCACGCGGCTTGAGCTGTTCGTGCCATGGGGCGGGGCGTGGTTCGTTGATGCCGTGCTCGACGATACGACGGACGACCTGTCGGGCGCTGTGGTGGTGCGGCTGGGCTCCCTCGAGCTCCACGGCACCGTGCTGCCATCGTACACGGGCTCGTTTGCCCTGGCGCGCTCCCTGCGCATCGTGGGCGGCGCTGGTGGCTGGGGCAACCCGTGTGAGCCGCAGGACTACGCGGACGACGCTGGTGTCAGTGCCGAAGCGGTGGCGCTCGACGCGGCTCAGATTGCCGGCGAGACCTTGGGTTCCTTCGATCCTGCCGAGCCCACCCTAGAAACCCACTTCGTCCGCCGCATTGCCACGGCAAGCAGTGTTCTAGAACAGGCCCTTGGCGATGGTCGTATCTGGTGGGTGGACACGCAGGGCGTCACGCAGGCGGGGCAGCGCACTACTTTTGAACCGACCGCGGGTTCGTACAACCTGCTGAACTACTCGCCTCTCACTCGGATAGCTGAGCTGGCGGTCGATGACCCGGCAAGTCTGTGGGTCGGTGCGATTCTCAAGGACCGGCTCACCGAGCCTCAAACGGTCCGTGAGATGCGACTGACGGTCGAGGTGGATAAAGAGACTGGCTCCGGCAAGTGCCGCGTCTTTGCGTGGACTGGTGGCGATGAGTTGTCACAGTCGCGCCTGGGCCGTGCCGTTGCTGCGTTGCTGGCGCAGCGGGAGTCAAAGCGACTCTACGGCACCTACCGCTACCGAGTCGTTTCGGTCGATTCGGATAAGCGGTTACAACTTCAGGCGGTGCGTCCGATATCGGGACTCCCGGATGTGCTGCCTGTCTCTCAAGTCGCTGGCATTGCCAGTGCCGTGTCCACTCCTGACGAGGGGACGATCGTTCGCGTCGCGTTCGACGAGGGCGACTGTACGATGCCATATGTGTCGGGGTGGCCAGCGGGTGACCCGGATAAGGTCTCGGGTATCGCGCGCATGTCCGATCTGATCACTTCAGGTGGACCGGGGACTGTTATCACGTTGAGTCTGGGGCCAATGGCGGGCGCGTACACGGCTCCTGCGCTGGCACTGGGGTCACCCACGGGGACGGTTCCGGTGGTGATGGCTGGCGTTCCTTACTTGTGTTCATTCTCGGACGTCGTGACGATTGTGGATGATCCGACCCCTCCGACCATCTTGCCGCCAAAGGCCGATCCGCTGCTTGGTTACATTCTGTCAGCCTCGGACAAGGGGGCGATCGAATGACCGTCCGTTACCTTGGCTCGTACTCTGTTGGTGGACTGATGCCGACCATGGTATCGATGCTCGCAGGCGTCATTCCACGATTGCGAGGTCAGCTTGCTGGCGCGCTGCGAGTGAGCGGTGCCCTGGCAGTGAAGCTGCCAAGTCTTGGCGCTCGCGTTGCTGCTGTGGGGCGCGTTGCTGCGGCGCTCGCATTGCAGCCCCCCAGCGTGAAGTTCAACGTCGCGGCCAACGCGAGCGTCATTGCCCAGCTGCAGGCGCAGTTGCAGCTCATTCTCGACTTGCAAACGGCTTTCGGTGCGGCTGGTGTCGAGGCCTTCGTGTACGACGGCGCTGCCGCCAGTGCCGCGGGTGAACTCAACGGCGCAATTGGAGCTGGTCTTCCAGGCGGGAGCGGGACGGACCACATCAACGCGCTCGTGTTCGCGACGCGGTACCCTGGGACTTTTACCGCCATGGGAAAGGTGTTCGTCAAATGACTTTGCTCGACGACATCCAGGCGGCAACTGACCAGTACGTCGCGGACGTGCAGGCGGGACTCATCATCGAACCTGATGGCGTCCCAGCGGTGATCGTTGCTGCTCCCACGGGTGATCTCGGCTACGGTCGCGATCTGTCGTGTGACACGGATCTGACGGCGAACTTCGACGAGGTTGACGAGAATTCTCCGGAGGGCGTATCGCAAGCGCTGCTACGTCGCATCACTACGCAACATGGGACATTGAGCTACCTCGGTGAGGATCCGGACTATGGCCGTGACGTGATGGCGTTTCTAAGCGCTGACATGACCATGGTGGAGATCATGGCCGAGCAAGACTTGCTCGCTGCGGAGTGTTTGAAAGACGACCGAGTAAAGTCCTGTCAGTGCGTGATCACGTACCTCGGCAAGGACGACACCGGAACCGATGCCTTTGACATTTCGATCGATGGTGAGCTGTACAGCGGGAAGACCTACAGTTTGACCGAGACACTAACGAGCGCGAGCCAGCTCGCGGAGGACATGGCGTCATGAGTGCATTTATTCCTCTTAGCGAGCTAGCGCAGGGTCTCACGGTCGCGCAGTGCAAGCAGTGCGTCTACAACCTGATGGGAAGGGTGGGAGTCAACACGACCACCTGGAAGCCGGGCGCAGTCGTTCGAACGATCGTTGCTGCGGTGGCTGTCATCCTGTCGCCGCTATCGATGCTGATTGCTAACTTGTGCAACCTGGGGTTCTTGGGGCTCAGTTCAGGCTCGTGGAAAACCGCGGTTGCTCTGTACGTCTACAACGTTGACCGCAACCCAGCGACGTTCGCGAGCAATCCCGTCACGCTCACCAATGCTGGCGGCGGCGTGTACTCGTTTGCCGCCGGCAAGGTGACCGTCAAGAATTCTACGACGGGCAAGCAGTACGTGAACACGGAGCCGCTGTCATTGAGTGGCGCGGGTTCACAGTCACTGAACTTCAAGGCGCTCGAGGCGGGCAGCGCATCAAACTCGGGCCCGGGCGCAATCGACACGATTGTCAGTCCGAGGATGCTCAAGGTCACTTGTAGCAACGCCGGTTCGCTCGTGGCTAGCGACGCTGAGAGTGATACGGCCCTCGAGCAACGCTGCAAAGAGAAGCTGGCAACGCTGTCCGATAACGGACCATTCGGCGCCTATTCGTACTACGCGAAGACTGCAACGCGTCTTGATGGCAGTCCCATCGGAGTGACCCGCACTCGAGTGGTCGCGGGTCCCGGGGATGCGTCGTGTCATATCTATGTCGCCACCGATTCGGGGAATGTCCCTGGCAACGTGAACGACACGAGCACCGACCTCGGAGCGCTTAGCTACTACCTGTATACGCACGTTGTTCCGCCAGGAGGCACGATAGCCATCATCAGCACGGTCAACATTGCGATCAATGTCGTATACCAAGTCTGGATTTACTCGAGCGTCGGTAAGTCTAGCCGCGATTGCCAGGCGGACATCTTGCTGGCTCTTCAAGAGTCGTTTGCTACTCGCACAATTGGCGGTGACCGTCTACCGAGCGCTCCCGATGTTGGCTGGGTATTTGTGGACGACATTCGCGGCACTATCAAGACGGTGTTTCCCGATGACACGTTCCACACTGTGATCAGTAATCTTGCAGCCGATGTGTCTTGCCCTGTCAACGGGGTCCCAGTGCTCGGTGACGTGACTGCGCAGGTCAATATTGTGGTGAGGACTTAATGGAGCTCCTTACCTTCCGCGATTCGATCTTCAAGGACCTACCTCGGTGGCTCAAGGGGTTTTGGGGCGCGCGCTTCATTTACTCGATGATTCTGGTGGCTGACGCGTTCGGCGAAGCAGCAAAGCAAGCGCTCACCTCGCGTTTCCCTGGGTTCAATCCGACCGCTATTCCGCAGCTGTGCCGTGACCGTGACGTGCTGCGCGGTCCCAATGAGACGGACGATCAGATAGTCGCCCGGCTGCTGCTGTGGCTCGATTCTAAGCGACTACTCGGGCACCCGTTGGGACAGATGCAGCAAGTAGCGGCGTACTGTACACCCTTCCCGCTGCACATGCGGGTCGTGTTCAACGGTGGCCGCTACTGGGACTGGAACTCCGGCACGGTAACGATTGGCTCAATGGCGTGGAATTGGGATGGTCTGAACCTCCCGGCTCGGTTCTGGTTGATCATCTATGAGCCACCGTTCTGGACCGACGATGGTGTGTTCGGTTCCGCCGGTGGAAGGTGCGGAGACGGCGGCACGTGGGGGATCGGTCCGATTGGCGATGCTCTCACGGGTACCGTGTACGGTACGGTGCAAGGCATCGCGAGTCTGATTCGCTCGCAGGGCTCCGGCAACATTCGGCACATGCACACCATTGTGGTGTGGAATGAAACCACGTGGAACGCGCAACAGCCCGACGGCACGTGGAACGTGATGAGTCATCGTAACCCGCACGCTGCGTACCTGGCGGGAGACAGGGTCTACCAATGATCAATATACCCGGCAACCCAGCAAACTACCCCGCAAACGTTCGCGCGATTGAGGACGGTGACGTGCGCGGCGAAGTGAACTCTGCTGCAGCCACCGAAGATCTCGCCGATCGAACGGCTAATATTGATGCACGCTTGACCGCTGCGTTAGTGGCCAAGGGCTTCTATGCGGGGCTCAGCAAAAGCATCTCGGACAACACTCACACGGGCCCGTCTCCGCAGACGGTAAACAACACCCCACGCCAAATATTCGACGTGAGTGGCTCGCCGTTAGCCGTCGTTGGTCCGAATGTAGAGATCGGCGATCAACTGCTGGTAAATGTCGGACCTATCAATCTTGTGTCGGTCGATACGGTCCTGTCGTTGACGTACGTGCAGCTGCGGATAGCAGGCGCCTCTTATACTCGAGTTTTTGAGTCCATCGCCAACACGTCAGGAACCGCTGTCCCGTTCGAATTCCAGGCGTCGTTACTGTTCACTGCGCCCGCCGCGCACAATGTCCCAATGAGTCTGTGGGCGTGGTCGGCGAATACCACTTCGAATCTGTCAATCTACAGCGTATGCAACGGACTGGTCGATCCGACTCCTAAATACAATTGGCCCAACGAAGAAACAACGGGAACGGCTAACCAGGCGTGGGGCAGCATCATCCACTTTGGAGCAGGGACATGAGCGAATCATCTGGCGCGGGATATCTCGATCGATTACTGCAAGGCGGAGCCGGCGCGATACAGGTCGAGAGCAATGGCGTGGCTCTGCCGGCTCCGGTGGACAAGATCAATTTGCTTGGCGGGAGCGTGGTAGCAACGTACGAGCCTCCGGCAGGCGGGGAGAAATATGGGACTGCGGTCGTCAATTTAGACGACGTCACATTCACCGCTGGCGATCCGGTGGCGATTGTCGTTGGCAGTGCTGGTGACACGGGGTCCGGTGATAGTGTGGCGCTGGCGAACCATCTGCACCCCTGCACTCGTGGCACACCTTCCGACATCGGAACAACCAATGAGGCAGGGACAAGCGCGGACTTCGCTGGCGCGGATCATATACACGCATTGCCATTTTCCGCTGTACACAGCGCGCTTGCTGGCGCGACTGGATCGGTGAGCTTGAATGGTCAGGTACTTACTCAGATCGGTGCGCCTACCGATCCGACGGCTGCCACCAATAAGGCGTACGTCGATGCCTCCCGTCAAGGGCTGGCGCCGCACCCTGTCATTGATGGCGTACTAACTGCGAATTTTGCACTAACTGGCCTAGATAAGACTAGCTCCGACGGTGTTGTTCTGAGCAACCCCAACATGCGCGTGTTGGCCACGGCTCAGCTAACGAGCACTGGGAACGGGTTGTATCTGACGGGCTCTGGCGCCTGGACTCTCGCCAGTGACATGGCTGTGGGGATAGCTGCAGCCGGCGCGTATTTCATGGTGCGCACGGTCGGTACAGGTTGGTACTGCACCAACACCAGCGGATTCGATGTGGTGGGCACCAACACTCTGCATTTCGCGCAACTTTCTGGGGCTACAGAAATAACAGTAGCCGCTCCACTCACGAAGACAGGGACAGAAATAGATCTTTCGCCAGCCACCGACTCTGCCGCAGGCTCAATGTCAGCGGCAGACAAGACCAAGCTTGACGCCATTAGTGGCACAGCGGGCAAGGTTGCCGTGTTCACCTCTGGAGGTCTAGGTAACTCGTCGATCACGGATAACGGTTCACTGGTTACCGTTGCCGAGCCAGTTAGTGTGAACGCGGCTAGCGCAACTCCGGCACTGACGATCAACGGGACTTCGGGGAACACGAGTATTGTGCTCAGTGATGCCGGCGGTAGTTTTTACTCTAGCTGGGATATCCACGCCAACAGCCTCTCCACTACAGGAGGAATCCGCGGCGCGTTGGTATTCGCGAATCAATCCGACCCCACCCACCCGCGCTTCTGGATGGATTACACGGGGTTCACTGGCTGGGGCGGAATTACAGATCCGAGCGCGTATGTCGATACGCCTACGCTGAGGGTGCGAACCGGTGCCGCCGCTGGATTCATTGCGCAGTCGGACGCTAGCGGTAATTTGACGTGGCGCGACAGGACAATGGTTGTCAACAGCGAAGGGACTCACCAGCAGCACTCCAAGCACTTTGAGGGGGTGGTTCCGTACAATACAACTCGTAGTTTCGGGTTCACTGAGTCGGTGTGGAAAGGCAACGTGCTGGCCCCGACCGGCGACACTGGGGTTCGGGGATGTTCCGACGCTTCAATCACCGTGCGAGTCATTGGTAGAGACTCAAACGCAACAGGACAGGCTTTTGATTGGACCTATCGCGGCACGATTTTACGAATCTATGACGTTGGCGCTGGTGGAAGCTGGGCAGTTTCCGTAGATCTCACTGCACTGACAGGCATGTGCTCCGGATCGAACTCGACCGTCTCGGTTGCGTTTGGTCTTAGCGGTACAGCCAACGGAACAATCACAATAACCGTCTACAACATAAGCAGCAGCGGAATCCCCGCGGACTGCGCGGTCATTGTGGACATCATCGGCGCTGGCAATTATGCGAGTTGAAAGGAAGATAGAAGCATGAATAGTATAAAAGTCACCCTGTTTGCGCTGCTCTTTGCCCCTCTGCTGAGTGCGTGCGGCGCGTCAATCAAGCAAGTCGCTGCAACGGACGCTGAGGGTCAGGTGTACCAGTTTTGCATCAAGGTCAAGCAGCCCCTGGCGCCTCTCGGGTTGCAGGCGGTAATCCTCGGTTGCGCAACGACCGAGTCTGCGGCTCAGGAGCAGCAGCAGCAACTGCAAGTGCTCTATCCCAAGGCAACGATGCAAGTTGTACAGGTGCGCAAGTGAACATCTCAGACGATGACGTCAAGGCCGCTGAACGCGGTTTGATGGTAAACTTACTGACCGCGCTGAGTGACAAGCGGGTGATCGGGGCAGTAGTTGCGGCAGTGATTGCGCTCTGTACGTTCGTTGTTTTTTGGGTCGAGCAACGAACGCCAATGACAATGTCCGTTGACAATGACCCGTGTTGCGCCGTCCAGAAGGCAGCAGAAGGCAAAGGCACCGTGGCTACCAATTCAATCGCAAAGGTCATGTGGCTCGGCTGTGCACTGAGTGCGTGCAAACCAACCCCTGCACCAACACCGATACCGACTCCAGTTCCGACGGCAACCGTTGTCGTTGATGCTGGACCGCCGCCTGCACCTGCGGCGACTAACCCATTTGTGCAACCCACGTGTAACCCGCCAACATTGATGGGACCTAACCCGCAGCGACTGGATGAGATTCGACGGTCACTCAAACCACGGCACAAGGTGACCACGTTTGGCCTATTCAGGGGCGTGGACACTACTGCAGTATCGAGTGTTGGGTGGCTGTCGAACAACCCGTTCGCCGGCAACCAAGGGAGAGTGGGAGCGTGCGAGGCCTTTACCCAGCTTGATATAGCTTGCGCAAAACCTCGGACGCTATCGTTTGCAACTCAGGCGCTGCTCAACACTGCCGGGCTCAATGCATACAAGTGGATCACCGCCAACGATGACGTTCCAGGCTCGTGGCCACAAGAGGATACCGGTAGCGATTCGTTGAGCGGCTGCAAATGGCTTGTGCAAAACGGGTTTGCCAAGGGCTGCCAAGTGCTCAACGGCATGGCGGCGATCAAGGTTGCAATTCAATCGGGTCCAGTTATCGCTGGCATGAATTGGCTCGACGGGATGATGACTCCCGACCGTTGCGGAAACATGTCTCTCACTGGTCCTGTTGACGGTGGACACGCCGAGGGATTATTTGGATACAATGTGCCGACCGATACTTGGTTGGTGCAGAATCACTGGGACGCACTGCCGGACCATTGGGGCGTCTGCATTGGAACACATTGCAGTTATCACCTGCTCACATCAGCGCAGCTCTTCAGTCCAGACCTCGACGCTGACTTCGTTCAACCCGTTCAGTAAGCAACCAAACAACCACCACAGTAACTAGGAAGGCGAGCAGCAATGACAAATCTAAGAGGCGAGCGCGGGTCGCAGGGGATACGAGGTCTCAGGGGTCCAATGGGGCCACCGGGGCCGCCGGGTCCGACGGGCGTAGGAACTAACGGAAACGACCCTCGTCTCTCTGACGACCGTGTTTCCTCAGGCCTCCGTACGGCAACGGGCGTTGTGTCAACAGCTGGGCTCAAATTGCCCTATGTCGCGATTGACGGCACACAGGACGATTTACCAGGTTTAGCCTCCTCACTGCTGTCGGGAGCAAGTTCCGGTAGATCAATCACCATTGCGGCAGGTAACGCGATTCAGCTAAAAAGCCCGCCAAATACAAGCGACACAAGCGGCACATCTGCTATTCCAAATTCCACTCCAAATATATTCAGCAATCAACAACTGAGCGTATCCCCAGGATCGAATATTCGATTCAACATGCATTATCGGTTTGGTCTGTACGGTTGCGCCGAACTGAATCCAGGAAGCACGCTCGCTTCGCCTCCCGCCAGCCTTGCGGCAAACAACAACGTGATCATAGTGAACCCATGGTCACTGACTCCGCATGTCGGCGACGTTGCTTGGGTGGAACAATATGTCGGCAGCACTCCAGAGGTTAGCGGATGCTCTTACGATATTCGCGGCCTAGGTGTTGCGACTATAGGGACTACCGACGTAACTGCGAGCGCTCTCTATGGCGGCGCCGGGACGCTCAACGGATTGACGCTTGTGTTGAATGTTGACGGTGCCGGGGCACAAACTCTCACTTTGTCCGGCACGACTAACACGGCGTCACTGTCCGCTTTCATTGCAGCTATTGTAGCAAAGTGGTCAACTTTGATACAGGTTGGAATTGGCGGGACTTCATCGAACAAACTTCTAATCTCGGCCTTAACTTCGCTTACGATTGGATCAGGTACCGCAAACACTGCTCTAGGGATAACTGCTGGCACTCCGACATATGTTGCCGTGTTGCTGAATCGGTCTATTTTTTGGTCCCACGCAATTGGTGACAGTGTCGAATGTTCTAGCATTCATCCCAAAGATATACAGCTCGACTTTACGGGAGCCAACGTAACCGGATTCTCTAATCAGCTGCTTGAGTTCACGCAGTCAGAGCGCGTTGCCGTAAATGGGCTAAATTACAGGCTAACTAACGACCAGATTCCATATTCCGGCGGTACAGCCTCGGTCGGATTCGACGTAGCTTGTCGCGACTGCACCCTGTCGAATTCAACATTCGAATATCCCAACAATCCATATTTCGTTGGCAGCAACGCTCTCTATTGTCAGTCGAACGATACGACTCTAGTGTTCAACAACCGCGTAAGAAACGCTAGGTTGCAGGGCTACACGTTCATGGACTGCTACGCGTCCATGGCAATAGCGAACGCGACATCCGATTGTGTTTGGGGCCACGTGGCACAGAGCTTCGATGACTCATCATACGGATGTTACGACATGAGCTTTGTCGCATGCTCGGACATCGGGAGCGCAGTCGGGCAATGGCTGTGGACTGCTCACAGAACTAAGACACTAGGGTTTTCGTCAACCAAAAACTCACAGTATGGGTTGGTTGTCGATCGGAACAGTGACGCCAATTCGTTCACGTGCTGCAGTTATACCTTCGTGGACACTGGTGTCTACATAGACGCCGCAGCTACGAGCAGTTCGTTCGTGCAACTCAACACCGACGGCGACCGAATAGGCATGACGATAGCTGGGTCATGTAGCGTGTCGCAGTGGAGACATCATAGTTCCAGAAACGACTCTTCCGCGCTACTTGCATTCGTTTCGGGGGCAGGCCCGAATATATTTCGGGACGTTGATCTCGTCAACACGGTCGCTGGAAATGGAATTCATATCGCAGCAACAGGTACAGTTGTGATTGACGGCGGCAAAATTGCGACCTGCGCGACTGGGTATTGCTTGCTAGTAGAGACGAACGCCAACGTTAGGCTAACAAATTTAGTCCTCGTCGGCGGGCTAGGCATCAACTGCTCAGCGGGTACGGTTACGGTTGGCCCTGGATGCGATTTGAGCGGGGTGACAACTCCGATTTCCATTAGCGGCTCCGGAAAAGTTGTCCTTCAGCAAACGGGCGGGATTTTAGCATTCAGTGGCAACAATCGATTTCTGGTACTCAATGAGTGTTACAACTCAACAATTGAAATTGCTTCCGGAACAGCGGCAACAGTAATGGGAATACCGGGACTCCCTGGGCTTCAGTTCACCGTGACCAATGAAAATTCATCAGGAATGCTTATCGTGTCAACCGCAGGAAGTGATCCGGGCGTTACCGTCGCAGCCGGCAAAACAGCCATTGTGCGCGTAAACTCAACCAACCATGCTGTAAGAGTCACGGTCGACACATGACCGAATCTACCGAAATCTGGAGCGAGAACCAACGCCTTGTCATTGGAACGGTACGCGATTACGTCGGGTGCTCGCTCTCGAACCGTCGTGATGAGTTGGCCGAGCTCGTATGTGCTCCTGGCGATGATCCTGAGCAGGACGTTCGAATCACGACGAACTGCGGCATGTTCGCGCTCGGCGTCTGGCGCCACTGCCAGATCGATCACGAGCTGCTGCGGTGCCCGTACAAGAGCGGGATGGCAATTGCCTGGGTGCTGCAGATTGCGCGCGACAAGGGCGCCCTCGTGCGTTACTCGGCGTCCGGTGCGGCTCCTGCTGCTGGCTCGTTGCTGCATTGGGCTAACGACGGCAAGCCGAATGATCATGTAGCGTTTTGCATCAGTGACCCTGACGACACGAGACAAGTCGAGCTTGCCGGCGGTGGAGCTCACGATAACGAGATCACGAGCAAGCGCGGTCCGTGGTCGTGGAATTGGGGGCGGCCGCTGCAACACGTGATTGACTGCTCGGTGCTGATGAAAGGTTTGACATGACGCAAGATGAAATGGTGGATTTAGGCAAGATGCTGCGGGCGATCACTGACCTGCAAGACTCGTTTCATGAGTTGAAAAAAGCGAACCTGCACCTTGCGACTCAAGTCATGTCACTCACTCAGCAGGTCCGTCGTCTGCCGTGCATGATTGATGGGACGGGCGACAAAGAGGCTGACACTGACCCGGACTGCCCGGCAATGCTATCCGATATGCCCCCACCTCACTCGCGACGGGACAAGCTGGGCAGCATGAGCGATGAAGAGCCTAACTCAGTTGTGACGCGGCCAATCAGCGTTCACGCGGGCATGGTCACGGTGCGAGGTCCTGGGATCATGATTGCTGCTGTCGTGGTGCTACTCGGAATGATGGCAGCGGCCGCACTCGTGTTGCGACCGATGCTCGTCACTCTACTTCACTGAGCAGTTCCGGGTGGCGTTTGAGCAGCTCGCTGAATGTCGCGTCGCTGAACCCGAGCTCGATAGCTGCAGCGCGGCGCGTGAAGTGTCGGTCCAGGGATGAGCGTACGATATTCTCGGCGTCTATCTGTAGGATGTGACCGGGGGGGCAGTCTAGGGCTGCACTGATGGCCCGGGGGATGTGGTTCTTAGTCTTGATCGGCATGGTTACCTGTATTTTGCTCGAGTACCGACAATAGTCTCTCTATCGATGCAAAAATTTGAGATTCAAGTCGATCACATTCGAGGCGCGCACCGCGTTCCTTGCGTTCCAGTTCAGTGATGTCTGCTTCGGGCTGGATGTATTGGATGTTCATGGGGCTTCCTCTGGACGCAACGTCGGGCTCGCGCAGGTGACAGCAGACGCTCCACTGGCCAGGTCGACGCTGTCCTTGACCATGACCGTGACCTGCAGGAGCTCGTTTGTCGCCTCGAGGCACAGCTCCAAGTCATCGGTACTGGCGACTCGATCTAGTCGCTCGATGATCCGGTCGAGCCCGTACTTGATGAGACAGCAGTTGTTTCGGATTTCGATTGCGGTAGCGCTCACGAATTGGTTGTTGTGAGTGTTCATGGCACAGCTTTCATAAATAGGGTGTGTTGAGTGTGTCTCATGGTGACGTGTGACACCGGATCAGAGGACGGCACGCCAGCGTGGTCTAGGAGCTCCCAGGGCGCGTCAGTTTTATTTAGCGCGTCCGCAATTCGCACCCGGTAGTACTGCCCTCGCTCGCGCTTGAAAAACCAGCGAAAATACGTGGCATATGCGGTAGTGCGGGTGCTAGCGATCCAGTGGAGCGTCAATAGGGTCATGTCACGGTCCTCCTAACGCCCCAAGCCCGCCCTTGTTTCAGAGGCGAGCGGGAGCGGAATGGGTGGGTTCGGCGGTTCAGTATCGGCTGACCGCGTCAGTCTGCATCTCCCAACGACCGCAATACGCTTTCCAGGACTGCTATCGTGCCGCTGCAGCTGTCGGTGTCCACGTGATCACAATGCTCTAGGTCGAGCGGTGACAGGGCACGGTAGGCCGCGAGCGCTTCGCCAGTGAATTCCAGCGTGTCGCCATCTTGCAATTCGATCGCAACGTCTGACACAATTTGGTCAATCTCGTGTGTTGTATTTGTCATTGTGTTTCTCCCTTGCTGACACCCCGAAAGCCCCGGCCTCTCTCGAGGTGCGGGGCGTTTGTCTCCCTGTCTGACTCAATAGTTATAGCACACTTTTTAGAAAAACAATAAACTATTTGATTCGACGTGTCGATAGTTCGCAAGGCCGGATAAAACAACGCCCCGAAGTCGTTTCACCTCGGGGCGTTGAGCGCAGTCAGCTGTCAGAGGGGGCTGGGTGCTGACTGCGCCATAGTGCGGGTATCAACGGTCTGCGATTCCCTGTGTAGGGCTATCGCTGCGTCTCGTAGGTGCACGGCGAAGATGACCTTGCCGCGTCCCACTATCTGCCTGAGTGGCTCGCCTTCACGGTCCAGTATCAGCTCACCGTCGTGGCAAACCGACAGGTCTTCAAAGACGCGCCACTTTTCGAACGTGAGCAATGTGGGCGGAAATGATGGGTGTTCAATCGGATTGGGTGATTCCATAGGCTATGCGCTCCGGTCGTAGTTGTCAGGGTCGTCGTTGCGTGTGGTGGGCGCTTTCTGTGAGGATTGCGTCGCGGGCTGTTGCTGTGAACCCTGCTGCTGATTCGGCGCCTTCAACGTGCGCTTCACGGGGGTCTTGCGAAACGGCATCTTGATCTCAACGTGAACGTCTTCCTTCAGATCTGGACTGCCGTAGATGCGCACGGTGTTCAGCTGCTCGTTGCCTACGCGTTCACGCTCTGCGGTGATGACAATGCGCTTGCCCTCGCACATGCGGAACTCGGCTCCGAACATGGCCTTCAAGCAGCACGCGTTGGTGTAGTTTATTTTGAGCATCAGTGGCGTTTCCTTCAGCTTCGCCACGATGACCGTTTGCGCCTCCCCGTCTTCTTCGGGCTTCAACTCGGTCTGGTAGAACTGCACGATGGTGTAAATCGGTTTCTTGCCCACGAGGTCGTCGCCCGTAAAGAACTTCGACCGGTAGAAGTCGTCGAAGGCCTTGGGGCACGGTTTCAGTTTGAGGTCACTCATGTGCTGTTTCCTCAGCAATCGGTGTACCAATGGTCGTCTTGTGGTTGGTGGTGAGCGGAAACGCGTCAGCCTGCCCGAACGTCAGCGGGGCCAGCGCGGCCCGTTGCGACATCGTAGGCGACCGCAATGCGGCCAGCGTCCTATCCGCCGTCACGTGGTCAGGGGGTGGGCACGGTTGGGTTTTCATGTGAGCATCTCCAGTCCTTGTGCGTCGCTGTGTAGCTGGTTTAGGTCGAGGTTGTCGAAGTCGTGGCGCTTGTACCTCGGTATCTCAAACGGCACTTTTTTGCCGCGGGCAATGCCGGGCCAAGTGTCGGTGTCAATACAGGCGCGCAACTCCTCGAGCCAACGTCGATACTCGAACCGACCGACGGCGAGGGTTTCGTCGTCGAGGTCGAAGCATACGACGTCGAGGGGGCCCGTCTTCTCCACCGCAAGCAGCACAACTTCGGACGCTGGACTACCGAGGATGTCGAGGGCGTCCGAGTACCACGCCATCTTCACGTGATACTCGAGCTCGGATCCATCGCGTTGGAACTTGCGCGGCAACACACTGCGCGCGGTCTTGAGGTCCACCAATGCCGCCCGTAGTGATAGCCAGTCGAGCCGCGCCTTGCACCGATAGCCCGTCTCTTGGTCGTGCCAGATGAGTGAGACTTGCTGGTGCCCTTGATGCAGGTACGTCTTGCCTAGCGGGTCACCCCACACGGCTTTGCGAATCTCGAGCGCCAACTGATAGTCGTCTTCGTCGATGATCTCTTGCCCGTCGTTGCCCGCAATCGCCTGCAAGTCCTCCCAGTAGTGACCGCGCTTGATGACTTTATTTCCCGCCGCGTCGTGACCGGTCCAGCGCACATACTGTGAGCCAAACAACTCAGGCTCGAACACGGCTAGATCCACGGCGCGCCCGAACCGCAGGGCCTCCGAGTCCTTGGGGTGTAGCGTGCACCACCGGTAGTATTTCGGGGACACCGACATATTGACCAGTGACGAGATTCTGACCGCTTCTTCGGCGTTGTATTCGTCCCAAGAGACGTCTTCGTGGATGCCGTCAGCTAGCGGCATTGCTCGAGCTCCCGTCAATAGCGTCGGCAGCCTTATCAAGTGCCTCTGCGATGTTGAGCAATGCGTCGATCGTTGTGTTGATAGTGCCCGTCACGTCCGCGTCGTCGCTGAACTCGGGAATCGGCACCGCGCGAATGCTCTCCGCGTAGATGCGAAGCTTTTCGCAGTCGGGGCGTAGGGCTTCGCGGCGCTTTTCAAGTGCTGCCTTGCGCTCGAGCTCGGCTACTCGCTTCTCCTCGGCCTCGAACTCCCTGCGTGCTTCTAGCTCTTGCCTCCACGCCAGTTCAAGCTGCAGAACAAGCGATTCGAGTTCGCTGATTGCCATCGATGCGAACGGCTCCTTAACCTCGTCGTCAACCTCGACGTTATTGCCCGTGGCGGTCCACAGTGCTGATGCTGGATAGTCAGGCGTGAGGTTCACCAGACGAATGAGCAAGCCGAATCGGTGCTCGCGCTGCCTTCGCTTCTCGGCTTCGAGCTGCGTGCGCTGCTTGTCGAGCTCGGCGCGCTCTGCGTTGAGCCGTCGTTGCTCTTCGTCTCGCGCCTGTGCCTTGCGGAGCTCTTCGGCTTCGGCCTGCTCGCGTTCGGCCTGCTCGCGTCGTACTCGAGCTTCGCGCAGCTCCTTTGCGGCGAGCTCTTTAGTCACCGTCAACGACTCGAGGCGTTGCAGGGGCATGTCCGCAAACTCTGGTAGCGGTGCGCGTGTGAGTTCGGCAGTGGTGGCGCACGTGTCGTCGTAGGCACAACCCGGCATGCCGGTATTGTGCAAGCGTGCCAGTAGTGCCATGCGCGCCGCAAATTCCTGCATGCGCTTGCGCTCGGCCTCTTCCCTGCCCTTGCGCTCGAGCTCCTCGGCTTCGCGTCGTGCCTGCTGCTCGGCTTCTTGCTTCGCGCGTAGGTCTGCGAGGGCCTTCTTTTCGAGCTCGATAGCTTCGCGCTCTTCTGCCATGCGGGCGCGCTCGGCTTCCTGCTCTGCCTTGAGACGCGCGCGCTCGGCAGCTTCGGCAGCTTCGCGCTCGGCTTGCTTGGCCATGGCTTTGGCCTCGTCCACCTTGTGGATCTTGTCGTTGAGCTGCTCTTCGGTCGGCTCGACGAGTGCAATTAGTTGCTTCGCTACGCTGTTGACGCGCTTCGTGTACGCGTTCGCATCGGCGTTGAGTTCCTTCCGTCGCTTGTCGATGCCGATGCGCGTGTCACGAAAAAGTGCACGCCCCTCAATGGCCAGAGCGTACCCGTCTTTGGTGTTAGCATCGACGGTCGAGTAACGAGCCTTAGCCGATTCGATCGCGGCCGTGTCAACAGCGAACTGTTCAGCGATCTTCGACTCGGCGAGTACTGAGATATTGGGCGCTGATACCTGCGGCCATGCTGCGCGTAATTCTTCGCCCATCTGTTGTTGCTCTAGATCCGTGAGCGGTGAGGTGGCCACGGTCATGATGCGCCCCGCATAGTCTCTGGGGCCGCTTCGTCTGACGAGTTGATGGCGTCTGTGACAATGCCGTTTTCGCGCACCGCGTAGTAAGCGTCGAGTGCGGCGCGCAGGTCGGCACCGGCTTGCCAGGTACCGCAGGCGAGCTGGTCTAAGAGCCTCTTGGCACGTTGCGCGAGTAAGTCCGATGCAATAACGAGCACCGGTGAAGGGGGTTTATCGGGTGATCTCATGTTGACCTTTCCGGAAACGTGGGGTCTGCCCAGGTCCCGAAGGCCACAGTGATACCAATTGGTAAAGTTGTCAACTGGTATCGATCGATCGATTGATCAGTGGTTATGCTGGACGGACTCGTGCCGTCTGGAGTGCCATATGGATAACCCTGACTTGTCCCTGACCACTGTACAATTGCAGACTGGTAGCCTGCTCACCGCTACCATCCGACAACGGATCGTACTCTGTGTGCTCGGTACCGCCGAGTACTGCGCCGCGGCGGCTAACGAGCTATCAGCCGTCGCTCTTCGGGGTAACGAAACCGGACTCGAGTTGATCGGCAAGCTCACGGAGTCTCTTGGGCGTGGTGGCGTCGATCTGAATCGCGATCATGGGTGCGTCTAGATCGCGCGGACCCTCGTTGAGCAGCAACCACGCTATGTGCACGCGTAATGCACGCGCCAGCGTCAACACGACAGATAACGAGATGGCCGACTTTCGATCATGGCTTTCGTATCGAGATATCGCGGCTGAGCTGATACCAGACATGCTGGACAAATCGCGCTGGCTAATACCTCTTGCGCGTCGCGCGGCTGAAAGGTTCGACCCAAACGCGTCTGCGCAATCCAATGCAGCTGTTTTGCCCCGTACCATGTTGCGCAATCATGATGACAGCTGGTATCGGCGTCAAGGGTTGGGAACCTCATGGCCCAATTGCAGATTGCCAACCGCCAGTCGCCAATTGCGAATTACCAATTGACAAGATTACCAATTGGTATCAGCCTCGCCACCCATGACGGCATCAACCCCCAGCAGAGGCGCCACTGAGCTGCTGTTGATTGCGGTGCGCTACGGTGGCATCCGTGCGCTGGCTCGTAGAATCGCCAAGCAATCGCAACAGGGCACAATTACTCGCCATATCGGTGGCAACCGACTTCCGGTGTACCAGTGGCGCAAGATTTACGAAGAGCGCCTTCAGATCGATCCGGACTGGTTTGAACAACCAGCAACCCCTGCTCAGCTGCGCAGGGTTGCCAAGCTATGAAACTGGTCAATCAGACGGACGCTGCCAGCATGTGCGGCGTCAGTGTCCGCACCTTCAAGCGACTCGTGCGCGGTCACTTGACCGAGTATCAGATCGGTCGTTTGCTGTTTGCCGTCGAGGAGCTTGAGCAATGGGTCGCCCGAAACGCGATACGCCGTACCGCATCAGACAACGACGAGACAGACCGTACGAGGTGCTCTTCACGCTCGACGACGGACGGGATTTCGACCTCGGACTTGGCACGTACGATAGAAGCGAGGCTCAAAGCAAAGCGCTCGAGAAATACCTCGCAGCCCTCGCTGGCACACTTGAGCCAGAACGCGAACACCAAGCAGGGCGCTCACCAGTCATTGAAGGCAAGTCAACCTCTAAGGTTGGTGCGCAATGGCTAGCGTCAACGGTGGGCGTGCTGCGCGCGACCACTCGCGAGACGTGCGAGCTCTACATCTACGCACTCGAAACCGAGATGCCGACGACTGCAATGTGGTCCGTCGAAGCCTTCGAACGACTGCTTGTGAAACGACTGGCAAAGGTGCAGGCCAAGACCGTGCGCAAGGAATTCTCGTGCTACCGGCAGCTGGTGGCCTATGCGCACAAGCATGGTCATATATCTGCACCGTTCGCTGTGCCGAGTGTTCCGGTGCGCGCGAAGGGCACTCGCTACTCGAAGGCTCGTCGCTGTGCTGCAGACGAGCACAGCCCCGAAGACATCCTTGCGTTGATTGCTGCGCTTCCCGAGTGGTCGAGGCGCGACGCGTTGGGCAATCGCTACCCGATACGAGCTCGATTTGTGCTCGGCTACTATCTCGCTCTGCGGCCCGAAGTGCTCAACGTGGCCAAGCTCGGTGTCACGTGGTCACCAGGTCGCACCGACTGGTGGATTCCGAAGGAGCACGACAAGATTGGCATCGAACGCATGATCGATCTGCCACCGGAGTGTGTGAAGGCCTTGGAGGCGCTGCAACTCGAGGGCGATGGTCTGATCTTTGGTCGACACCGGTACAAGCGGGTCCTGTTGACCGCTGCGCTCGAGGCCAAGATGCCGAGGCACAAGGCCAACCGGCTGTGCCCGCAACACATGCGCTCTGCGGGAGGCACCCACCTGCTCGAGCAGAGCGACGGGGACATCACGGGCGTTCAGTACGTACTGGGGCACCTGCACATGTCCACCACGGCTCGCTACATGCGAACCAGTGCTCGGGCGGGCTCGAGGGCAATGGCCAAGGCTGCTGCCAAGCGCGCTGCCGCTGGCTGATTTTCCTGGACAAGTTTCCTGGACAATGTCTCCAGGGTGGTGCGAAGAGGGGGAATCGAACCCCCAAGGGCTTTAGCCCACTAGAACCTGAATGCGGCACCCGGTTCTCATGCAGTGAATTCAAGCGGCATTTATGCTGCGCCGGTTCTAGCGCCGGGGTCTCGATTGGACTGCTTTGGACTGAGTATTCTGGACGGTCCAGTTTATTGGTCGGCGGGGTGGAACTGTGAGGCGCTGCAACCAGTGCTGGCGCAAGCAGCCCATCGTCGAGTTCACCGGGCGCATACCCGGCCACCTGTATCAGGATTGCGCCACCTGTCGGGCCAAAGGCAAGTCGCCGGTCACGGACCATCGCAAGGGACTGCCAACAGCCAGCCCGTTGCGAGTCACCATTGCCGAGCGGTCGAAGAATTCGAAGCTCGGACCGATTCCGTCGGTGGCCGTCACGGCGTCCACCTGCCCCCCGAGCTGCTCACACTTCAACGCGGGGTGCTTTGGTGAGTCACACATATTGCGCAACAAGTGGCGTGACGTTGAGCGGGTCGGAGTTGGCTGGACTGATCTCTGTCGCTTCGTTGCGCAGCTGCCGCACGGTCAACTGTGGAGATACGCCGAAGTTGGGGATCTGCCTGGCATTGCCGGCGAGGTTGATCGAATTGCACTGAGCGCTCTCGTCGATGCGAATCACGGCAAGCGCGGTTTTGGTTTTACACACAAGTGGCCGACGTGGGCAGGTCTCTGCGCGGCTCTTGATGCGACCCGATACGGTCTCACGATCAACCTATCCGCGGACAATCTGGCGCAAGCTGACGACCTCTCGCAGTACGGGCCCGTCGCGGTGGTGCTGCCCGTTGATGCGCCGAACGAGCTGCGTACGCCTGAAGGCAGGCGCGTGGTTGTATGTGCTGCCGAGCGCGACTCGAGTATCAACTGCTCACGGTGCGGCCTATGCGCGCGCACCACAGGGCGCTCAATCATCGGATTCATCGCCCACGGACTGCGCAAGCGTGAGGTGAGTGAGCGTGCCCGATTGGCGGTGGCGTTGTGATCCGCGTGACGAATCGGCGCATTCTTCGCACGCTCGAGGCTGTGCTCGAATCCGACCCATGTTTCGACGCTGATGCGCGCGCGTGGTGTCTGCGAAACAACCTCATTGAGACACTCACGATCGACGGAATGCTCGCCGACTGTCTCACGTCGGTTGGTAGCACGCTGCTCACGTTTACGGAGACGTACTTTGCAAAGTTACTCGCTGAAAACATCAAAAACGGATTGACGAGGAGACCCAACACCAATGGCACGAACGAAGACCACCACACCCAGCAACAAAAAAGACGGCACGCACGGGGCCAAGTCAAGCAAGGCCAAAAAGAAGTCGAGCGCTGAGCAGGAGCCGAACGAAGAGAACGACACACCGAAGCCACTGCAGGCGACCATCGGTGAAGCCCTCATGGCCAAGGGAGCGCGACCGGCAAACGAGGTTCAAGTTATCAACTTTGATCGTCGTCTGCCTTGCACGTTGACGCATGCCCAAGTCACCGATCGCGGTCGCCGAATGAAGGAATTGCGACGCACGGTCAAGTTCAGTGAAGCGATGCTGACGACTGAAAAGGAGGAATGGGACAAGAAGAAGAAGTCGATCGAGACCGACATTGCGAGGGCAAGTGCGGACATCAACAATCTAGCGGACGAGATTGGTGACGAAGCTGAATACCGCGATGTTAGGTGCCAGCGGGTGTTCGATTACAAGCTGATGCAGGTGCGTGAAGTACGCACGGACACTAGCCCCCCGAAGCAACTGCAAGAGCCTCGGGCAATGACGGCTCGCGAGTGTGAAGAAGGGTACACGTTGGCCGACGGTGAGCGAGAGGTGGCCCCAGTAGCTCAGCCACAATCTGTCGATGACGACGGCTCGGGCATCGTCGATGACAATTACGGATCGTCGAACGAGAAAAACCAAGACCTCAACACGCGCCCCGAGGACTTCGCGTAATGGCCAAACTCGATAAGCTAACCGACGAGCAGCAACTTACCCTCGAGCAGTTCCGTCAGCGGATGTTCGACGCGGCCACTAGTACCGTCACTAACAAGACAGTAGCGGAGTCGGCGATCTCGGTGATAGTGGCCCCGGCACTGGTCAAGTATGAGATCCATTGGGTAAAGACACCTCAAGAGGCGGCCTCACTCGGGGCCTCACTCGGGGACTCACTCGGGGACTCACTCGGGGCCTCACTCTGGGCCTCACTCGGGGACTCACTCGGGGACTCACTCGGGGACTCACTCGGGGCCTCACTCTGGGCCTCACTCAGGGCCTCACTCGGGGCCTCACTCGGGGCCTCACTCAGGGCCTCACTCAGGGCCTCACTCGGGGACTCACTCGGGGACTCACTCGGGGCCTCACTCTGGGACTCACTCGGGGACACCGACTGGACGGCGTTCTACCTATTCCCAGTTGAGATCGGCATCGTCGAAGTCGAAGACGACAAGGCAGCTCGCATCAAAGCGTTTGCCGAATTTGGTCGTCACGCGTTCGCTCTCTGGGTGCTGCCCGGTCACGTGATCGCGCTCGAGAAACCTACCACCGTCGAGGTCAAGGACGGCAAGCTCGTTGGCATCTCGTGGGGTGAGCCGTGACATGGGGAACTATCGAGCTCATGGGGCACCGACAACACCATGGGCTCGTAACTGAGGTGTCATTTGCCGGCGTGCAGATGATTCGGGTGCAGGTGCCGCACCCGAAAAAGTCGACCGATGCTGACGGCGTTGAGTTGTACGCGGAAACGCATCTTTACTCGCCCAGTGCGTTCTATGGGCTGCACGAAGAGACCGAAGATAAGGTACGCACGCGCATCGGTGGGCTATGGGCTCACTACTATTCAACGATTGGTATTGGGCTACCTGAGAGCACGGACAGCGAGGACGATCGGAATACTGATGGCGAGGAGCCAGAGCTATGAAGGTCACTCAATGCACCAGCTGCAAGGCGGCAATCGTGTTCGCCACGATACAGTCCACGGGTAAGCCGATGCCGTTCGATGCGGTGCCGGACTCTGACGGTAAATTCTACGTTACGGAAGACGCTAGAGCCGTGCACGTGGAGAGTCCTATAGAGCTCGCGAGTCAATGTCGGCGCCTAGGTGGTCGCAAGTACACGTCCCACTTCGCGACTTGCCCAAACGCGAAGCAACACCGCTCTTCCGATTCACTGCCGTTGTTTGCCGATACCAAGGAATAACCGATGCAGCTCCGCGACTACCAGATAGCGGCCGTTACTGATATTCTGTCCGACGAGTTGAACGTGTGCCTTGTCAGTCCGACAGGTTCTGGAAAAACCACCATGGGCGCCGAGCTCGCCGCAAGACTCGGCGGGCGCATCTGCTGGGTCGCGCATCGTGAGGAGCTGGTAGCGCAAGCGAAGGCCACCCTGGACCGTGCATTCAACGCGCACGGCTGGGGTGGCCTTCAGGAGATCGTCGTTACTACTATCCAGTCACTCAAGCCCTACGACTGCGACTGGTTGATCATAGATGAGTGTCACCACTACGCCGCGGACAAGTGGAGCGAGATTCAAAAGACCATTGTGCACAAGCGTCGAATCGGGCTCACTGCGACACCGGCACGAGCAGACGGTAAGGCACTCAAGGGCCTATTCGATCGCATCGTGGTGGCCGCGCAGTACTCGCAACTGATAGAGCAGGGTCACATCTGTCAGTGTAAGGTGTTCGGTGGACCCGATACTGGTGGACTAGCAGTCGATCCGCTCAAAGCCTGGAAGGACCACGGAACCAAGAGACTCACGCTCGCCTATGCACCAAGCATCGAGCAAGCGCGCATTTGGGCCGAGCAGTTCCAAGCGGCCGGCATTCGATGCGACTACATCACGGGCGAGGACGAGCCCACCGTGCGACGAGGCAAGCTCGAAGCCTTCGCGCGCGGAGATATTACGGTGTTGTGGAACGTCCACCTGTTGACCGAGGGCGTGGACATTCCGCAGGTGTCGTGCCTCTTGCTGGCGCGCAATCTCGAGTCAATGGCGCTCTACCTTCAGATCGTCGGTCGAGGCCTGCGCATGCATCGGAGCAAGACCGACTGCGTGCTCATTGACCTTGCGGGAGCTTATCGCAAGTTTGGGCTGCCCACCGAGGACCGAGCCTACTCTATCGAGGGCAAGGCAATCAGGCGCGCAAACGTGCTCAAGCTGCGCCAGTGCATCGCATGTGGCGGCGTCTGCAAGTCGTGGGTTGGCAAGTGTCCGATCTGTGGCTTCGTGACAGAGCGACGTAGCCTACCCGTGCAGGTGTTCGACGAGGAGCTCGAGCAGGTGTTCGACGGTCGCGAGACGGTTCAGCACGCGAAAGATGCTGCCCTTGCTCGCATGCGCGCGCAACAGGTAGCCGAGGGCAAACCGCTCTGGTGGCTCGTCAAAACGTACAAGTCGCAATTCGGCATCAATCCGATTGTTCGCGACGCAACGCCCGAAGAGAAATGTGCGGAGTGGGCACGAGTCAAGGCGATTGCCAATGTGAAGCGGTTTCGAATTGGATGGGCCGTGGCTCAGTACAAGGCGCGTTTTGGGTGCATGCCTGACGGTATGTCGTGGGGCCAGGTGCGAAGATGAGTGACCGCTACATTGCTTCCGACCATGCATTGGTTGACGCAATTCGCGCCGTCCTTGGACTCGAGCCTATCTATGGGCAAGCGAAAGAAACGCCATTTTGGGACGCGCATCCTTTCAACGATGGCTGTCGTCGATCGCAGAAGCGCGGAAGCAAGAACGCACAGGGAGCACCATCATGAATCCGCGACAATTACCGGTTATCTACGTTCGACCCGACATGATGATGCAGCGCCAGTACTTCACGTTGCGGGCCGTGCGTGAGACTGATGTGGCCTACTCTCCGAAGCCACCCGTGTGCATTACGTGCGATAAGTTTATTCGTCCTGTCGGTGAGTACGTGTGTAATAGCATCCACGGACTCGGAACGGTAAAGCAAGACGGAACCAGCTTTTGCAGCTACCACGTGGAGCGGACGCTATGAGCGACTGGAAAACAGTGCGGTTCGATACGAACTGGGAAGAGAAGATCGACCCTGAAATCATAGAGCTCTGCGACGTACTGAACGACCAGGGTTTCACGACGGAAGGCTCATGTGCGGGTCACGGCTGCGATCCGTACGTCATTGTCAGCGGCAACGTTCCCGATGCGCAACTCGAGCACCTATTGCGGTATCTGCGACCCCTAGCGGTTGGGTACTTACCACGCGTCCAAAAGGAGATCGAACCCGTCGGGCACTACTGGTACTTGGAGCTAAAACCAAACGACTTGTTCTGCGATACCCCAGTGTCAACCGTATGGGCTCGCAATGTCGCTGCAATCAACCACGTTTGCAAACTGATTCGAGATTGGGACCCGACACCATGAGCGAGCGCGCATTCGATGCAAACGTCCGCTTGTGGTTGCAGGATCGTTATTACCCGTGGGGTCAATGGGAGAACAATAAGACAGGTTATAGCGATTCGTATCACGCGCCGGTAGGCGGCAAAGGTGGCCCAGATCTCATTGGTTCTATTGGTCCTCTGAGTGTCGAGATCGAGAACAAGACCAAGCGGGGTAGGTTGAGCCAAGAGCAACTCATGCGTCAAAAGCGGTTTTCGCAACCGTGGAGCCGGCTCTATGTCGTCTGTCGAGAGACAGAACGACTCGATGCAGGTGGCGTGGATGAGGGAATACACGAACTGGGCAGGGTCATTGATGCGCATGCGCGACGATGGCTGGCACCGAGTCTGCTCGAGACGATGGGGGTCAAACCGTGAGCGCGTATCAGTCGGTGCTTTGGCGAGAGAATCAGCGACGTCGGTTGCGTCTGTACGAGGAAGAGCATCCGCCGGCGCTCAAGCAACTCAAAAACGAATGCTGCAAGTCGGGTAACTGCTGCCTGAAGGGACCGGGCGCATTGACTCAAGCGGACCTGCTTAGGCTTGCGGTGCACTTCGGTCTCGGCCCTCATGAGTTCTTTCTCAAGTACTGCGCAGTGGTTGACGGTCGAGGGACGAATCACCCGGTATTGTTGCGTCACCATCAAGTCGAAGAATTTGCTGGTAAGTGGCTCATAGCCGAAGAGACATGGTCAGCCGATTCGCCTTGCGTGTTCTTCAGTTCAATCGATGGTTGCAAAGTTCACGAAGTGAAACCAGCCGAGTGCGCTGAGTACGAGTGCTGGTCGATGGCGCACTGGCAAGGTGCATTTATGTGGTCGCCCGAAGAACTCGCGGCGCTGGGCTGGGATGGCTGCGAATGGGAGCCCGAAGAATGAGCATTCTGGCCCTGTCCGTCAAAGCACCGTGGGCGTGGGCAATATTCGAGCTCCCCGAAGCGTGGTGGAAGTGCGTCGAGAACCGCTCATGGTCCACCGAATACCGAGGGCCCGTGCTGATCCATGTGTCGAGCTCGTGTCCTGCTGCCGTCCAGAATCAAGCAGTGTTCAGCATCTATGAGGCGACTCGTGAACTCGGACGCACTGAGTTGATACGCGTGCCTCCGTTCAAGTCGATGCAGGTGGGCGGCATCGTCGGAGCCGTTGACATTGTTGATTGCGTCACTGGTTACACTTCGCCCTGGCGCGATGGGCAGCGCTTCGGATTCATGCTTGCGAACCGACGCAAGTGCCCCTTCGTGAAGTGTCGTGGGCAAGAGCGATTCTTTAGGCCACCTGCTGATGTTGTTGACGAACTGAGGCTTTCCCGATGAGTGACGAACCCGGACCCATTGCGCGCGAATTACTCATCGACGCAGGAATCGAGCGCGCGTTGCTCGGTGCCATGCTCTACGATCCGACGTTCGCTGAGCCGATATTCGAGGTTACTGCACCGAATCACTTTGGCTTTGCGAAACATCAGATTGTCGCACAAGCCATACAGCTGGTGAGCCGTGACGATGAGGTCAACGGCCCAAACGTCGGTCGCAAGCTCAAGCAGATGGGCAAGCTGGAAGAGTCCGGTGGCTCTAAGTTCCTGCTCGAGCTCGAACTTGAAACCCCTGCCGCCGTGCTCTCGGGTGCCATCTCGTGGGCAGAGCAAACGCGTGAGCTCTGGCAAAAGCGTGCACTACTCAACGAAGCGCGCATGCTCGTTGCAACGCTCGAAACCAACTCGGTCGAGGATGCGTTCGCAGCCGTTGAGAACACGGCGCAACGTGTGGAGCTCTATCGACCCAGCCCTGCAATCGCTATCGGTGAATGGGCAGATGAGATGTGCAACCCAGTCGAAGAGCCTCCTCCTATCGAGTGGTTGCTACGTGACGATATGTGCGAAGGCAACCACGGTGCAATACCGCTCGGACGCGCTGCCCTGCTGTCAGCTGGTGGCGGTACCGGCAAAACGACGATGCTGTGCCAGCTCGCGGTTGCGGTCGCACTCGGACTCCCTTGGTGCGGTTTCAAGGTGCAAACACCAGGCTGTGTTGCTCTGTGCTGTGGTGAGTCCGACAAGCAGCTGATGCAGATCCACCTATGGCGCGCCTACAACTCGTTTGGGTTGAGTGACGAGGCAAGACGCGACGCCGCGCATAACATCTACACCAAGCCGCTGATGGGTCAGGTCGTCAACGTCATTGGTAACGGCACGCGCAACGATTTCCAACGCATGCCGTTTCTCACTCAATTCCGGCAAGAACTCACTAAAGTCTCAGAAAGGAGCAAGGCGGGTTTTGCCCTCGTCGTGATGGATCCCCTCTCACGATTCGCCGGGCCCGACGTCGAGAAGGACAACAGCGCAGCCACCTCCTACGTAGCCGCAGTCGAAACGCTGTGCGCGCTACCGGGCACGCCCACCGTCATCAACGCCCACCACTCGAGCAAGACCAGCGGGCAGAACGGCAAGAGCGACGCACGCGGTGTGACTGGCATTCAGGACGGCTTTCGCTCGAACACGAGCCTGACCGCTTTTCAGTTCGAAACGCTGCGAGGCATCTTGATGAGCAATGTCAAAAACAACATGGCGCCCCACTTTGGCGACCGGTGGCTGATTCAGCAGACTGAGAAGGGCCTTGGCGGGACTTTGAGGCTTGCTACCGAGCCCGAGGCCGCTGCGCTCGGTGAGGCGATGGTCAGCCAGCGTGGAGGCAAGAGGGCCAAGAAGTACGACCATGTCCCTACTGAGCGACCGAACCTGCACGACGCCATCGTGCTCAAGCTGCGCGACATTGGAGGATCCGCGAAGTCCCGGGATTGGCTGTTCAACACGCATCTGTCCGGATTCCGAAAAGCCGACGTCTGGTACGCGTTCGACCATTTGATTGAGAGCAACGAGATAACGATTGACCGGACTGGCTCAGCTCGTGGCTGCGTGAGACTGGTAATCCAGAACGGTCAGTCAGCTTTGCCCTTCGAGGCACCAAAAGTCGTTCCCGAGTCGTTCCCGGAGCAAGGCGGGAACGATGTTTAGAGCCAAATTCATGTCGTTCCCGTCGTTCCCATCATACTCAGGAACGACCAAACAGGGGTGGAGCAACGCGTCGTTCCCGTTCCGTACCCTCTCTCTCTCTTTAGAGAGAGAGGGTCGGGAACGACTGCTTTGCGCCCTGTTTAGGCTTGTTTTTAGGTGTTTCCACACAATTTTACGCGGGAACGACGGGAACGAGGCCTTTTTGGCTTGGTTGTTAGGCCAGTCGTTTCCACATGTCCAATCTGGAAGAGAGGCCGCATGAGGGCGAACATCTGGAATCAATACAATACGGCCCCCCGGTCAACAGTGCATGACCATACAGATGA